CTAATATAACAGGTTCTTGTGCGTTTTCGCCATCAACAAAGAAACCAAACACCATATCACCCTCTTTTGGTGCATAAGGATTTGGATTGTTAGTAGGTAATGATGGTGTTGCCCAAGGTAAGTCTTTCGTTGGTAAACGCATTTTATCGTCTGCGTGCCAACCAACACACCTCACTCGACAGCGGCCAAGTTTAAGTGGGTCTTTTCTGTCTTCAACGACACCCACCCACCAAATAAAACCATTTTTACCAGCAAAGTTCTTTTTATCTTCGTTTTCCATATTAATAGTTTTCTATTGCTCTCGTTTGCATTGGATTATCAGAAGCAATAAAATCTTGATTTGTGGAAGTAGAAGCCACTTCAATAATGGTTTCATGTTTATCAAAACTAATAATTTGTCTTGAATTTACAATTAAATGACGACCACTTAAAGATTTATCTTGTTCTGAAACATTTGTTTCTTGTATACCTATTTCAGGCATTTCAACATTAACATTATAACCAGAAGACAATTGGAAGTTTCCTGGCATTACAAATTTTAATCTTTTTGACATTAAATGTTTTATGATAGATTTCCTTTGAAAAATCTGATTTTCATAATCTTCAATATAAGTCAAAGACGTTGGGTCTTTAGCTTTAATGTATGCACTATATTTTCTTGCTGTTCCAAAAATGTTTACAATTTTATGAGAGTCAAATGCTTTATAGATACTCCCTCCAGCTCGATTTTTTGTGTCTGAAGCATTTGGTTTATCATTTCCGTGTTTCATTGAACCATATACATCCAGAAAACTAATTCCTTTTGAACCAATTGTTCGTGTCATAGGATCAAAACCTATAAATTTACCAGCATTAACTCCACTTCTTATTTTTTCCATTGAATCATTTTGACTCACAACTTCATAATGTCTCGCTGAAGAAATCTCAGATATACTACTTTCTTTTTCGGTGTTTTTTGGTTGAAATTTTACATCTAAAACTTCGGGCAATGTCAATAGTTTTGACAATGAAACAAAATTATATCCTGATATATTTTGAAAAAATACATAATTGGGTGAACTTTCTAAATCAACGGCTCGCTTTGAACACCATTCGATGGCCTCTAATGGCCTTAAATTGGGAATCACAACTTTTTTAATTCCGGATGTTTCTTGATATAACCCTGTTAAATTATTTTTTGGTATTTTCAAATAATCAAGCATAATTCGCTCAACTATTTCTGAATATTTTCCTGTATAACTTTGATTGACTCGTTGTTGGTCTGAAAATAATAATTCATCTGAAACAAAATGAAGAATATATTTTTCTTTACTTTGACTTATATTTGTTCTATCAGATTGTTTGTATATACGAAATGCTTTTTTAAATGATGCTATATCAGAATCCTTGTCTTTTTTGATTGAAATTAAAAGAGATTCTGAACCATCAAAAATTAATTTGTTTGATAAACCAACAGCATCTGTAATTAATATTTGGCCATTAATAACAGGGAGAAAGATAGAATCAAATATGTTGATTTCATCAAAAAGGCCTTTTATATCAATTGTGTCAACTTTTGTTACAATTGAAACATTTTCAAGAAAGAAATCGGTTGATTGCTTAACGCCAAATTCACTCATTTATAATTTAATCACTCTTTTAAATTCATCTTCTACAATTGAAACAAAATCATTTCTAAGTAGGTTTATTTCTCTTTTAGCTTCATTTTCTTCTTGTTCATATACATAATATGTTTTTGTTTCTTTTGAAACGGTTTCTGTAATAGTTTTTCCATCAGATAGTGTATGAGAAACCGAAGTTGCCCCAACATTTGCATATGTATTTGCATCTATTTCAATTTTTTCTTGTATTGTTGTTCCATCAACAGAAGTTCTAGTGATAGTTTTATAATACGAATGAACATTATTTACATCTTGACACCATTCTAATCCAGTTTGAACTGTTGTATTAGCTGCACCATTAGCTGTATATTTTTTACTTACAAAATCTATAAACTCATCTTGTTTTAAAGGCCAATCATATTGTGGGTCAATAATATCATTAAACAATAAGACTATCCAATGCCTTTCTGAATGGCCATAGTATTTGTAAGCAATAATCTCTGGAGTATCACTATCTTTAACGGTGTATTTGTAAAAAGCGTTTTCATTTTCTTTTAATTTGTTTTCAAATCCAAAGCGTGAAACAATATTTGTTACAGAATCTACTCCAGTAGATTGTGAATTACTGGTATATGGAGTTTTTGGAAAGTAATTGAAATATTTTGCCATTTTTTATCCTAAAGTCCTGGACCTATTGTGCCAGATGGACTTATTGCACGTTGTCCTGGAACAGCATTAGCGTTGCTTCTATTTTTTGTTCCAGGATTTCGTAAATCATTTTTTGTAAGAATTGTTGTTTCTGTAAATTGTAATGTTAATTGAATAGCTGTAGGCATACCTGTTCTACCAAGAGAAGCAATATTTTCACCAGGAACTTCATAAGCAGACCATCCATTTGGTGCATAATTAACATCAATTGTGGTTAATACACAACCTGGTGCTACGCCTGGAATATTTGGGTTTTCTCCTGCGCCATAATAAAACTTGATATCAAACTCGGATGGCGGCCTTAGTGTGAGGTTTCTTGATTCTCCATCGCCTCCATATTCTGGTGCTTGATGATATTTAAATCTATCAATAATGTTTTGAACTTCTAATGCTTCTTGTTCATCTCTTGGATAAAACATAAAATCAAATTGAAATGTTCTAAAATTTGGAGACTGATAGACCATTTCAAGCATAGGGTTCATAACTTTACCTAAGGTAGCTAGGCTAAGCGCTCTTCCCACATCATCTCCTCCGCCAAGAGAGCCTGCTAAATTTTGAGTTGCACCAACCGCAAGGCCTTCGAAAGTGGTCTGCATGATATCGGATCCAGCTTTTATTACAGCATCAAGTGTGCCTTTATCTTTTGGATTATCTTGAAATGCTTTTAAGGCTGATTTACCAACTGTTGCTATTTGTCCAGCGAGACCTAATTGTGCTTGGTCATAATTTTGTGTGTGATTATACATTAATGTATCAGGCATATATAACGCTATAGTTTCTTTTGTCAATCTAGTTGTGTTAATTAATCTTGTATTTGATATTCTTTTAATATTAGTATCAAGAATTGTATTTGTTGATTGAGTATTTCCTTGTAGGATATTATTAGATTGGCCAAATATATTTTGAAGTCCACTTTTTACACTTGACCCCGCTTTATTTAAAAGTGAGCCAACTTGACCTGATATTCCACCACCAACACCACTAGATAAATTAGATAATTGAGAACCAACATCATTTAATCCTAAACCATTTATAGATGATTTAATTTGATTAATACCACTAGCAAGTTTATTTGTTATTTCACTACCAGTTGATATGTTTTGTATATTTGTTAAATTACTAGGAATACTACTGGGTGTTTCATTTGCATCTGGATTTGCTCCAGCTGCAATAGTTGTTTTTTTTTGTTCGCGAATATAAAACACCATGTAATGGCCTTTATCAAAAGAACCAACATCAATTGGATATCTAAAAGAATCTCTTTTAAATTCTCCTCCTTTATCTTCCAGTGCAGCTAAAGGACCAAACCCTTCTCTTTGATTGTTGTTAAATTTGATATCGCCGAAGCCAAAAAGTGACATATTTTTATCCGTAAATTGGTATAAGTAGCATAAGTATATTTATGCCTTATTCTGGAAAATTTACTCCTAAAAATCCAAGTAAATATAAAGGCAACCCATTTAACATTATTTATCGTTCATCGTGGGAACGCCGTGTTATGAAATACTTGGATGAAAACAAAAACTGCATATGGTGGGCAAGTGAAGAGGTCCCCATACCATATGTCTCGCCCGCCGATAATAAAAAACATCGTTATTTTCCAGATTTCATTGCAAGGGTGTTGCAAAAAGATGGTTCTGAAAAAACTCTGATGTTAGAAGTTAAACCGGAAAAACAAACACAACGACCTGTTCAAAAAAGAAGAACAAAAACATTTCTAAATGAAACAATTGCATATGCTATCAATCAAGAAAAATGGAGAGCAGCTGATTTATTCTGTAAAGAACATGGTTGGCAATTCATGTTAATTACAGAAAAAGAGTTGGGCATTTAATATAAATAGAGTAATGCCATATTTAATTGATAGAATCAAAGAGTCTTTAGCTAAAGAAGGATTAACACCACGAACTCAAGAAGCTCGTGAGTGGTTATTATCTAAAGTAGAAGAATTGCGTGTGTCTCGTAATTCTTTGATGAAAAACTCCGACAAACTAACAGATTCTACCATTATTGGTAAGATGTATTTTTATTTTTATGACCCTAAAACTAAAGAGAAGTTAAAATATTTTGATAATTTTCCTTTAGTGATACCGGTTGAAGAATACTCGAATGGATTTCTTGGATTAAATTTGCATTATATTCATCCAAAGTTTAGAATAAATCTATTAGACAAATTAAGTGAAACATTAAGTAATGATAAATTTGATGAAAAAACAAAGTTTAGATTATCTTATAGTTTTTTAAAGTCTGCTTCTAAAATATATGAAGCAACACCATGTATTAAAAGGTATTTGTACAATCAAGTAAAATCAAGTTTTTTACAAATAAACGCTGATGAATGGGACATAGCCGCACTACTTCCTGCTGAGAATTTTAGTGGTGCTTCAACAAGTCAAGTTCATGCTGATTCAAGGAAGAAATTTTAATGTCATTTTCGCCAAATTTATTTTTATCAAATGTAAAAGGAAAAAGCGGCCTTGCACGACCGGCTCGATTTGAGGTAATTCTACCTATTCCACCATATGTTAGTGAATCTGTTGGAAATTCTATTATTGAAAAGATATTGAATTTTCCTAATTCAGTTTTCAATGATGTTTCTGATGCAATTAATTCTGCATTAGGGGGTACTGCTGGTCAAGATGAGTTTTCCCGTTCAGGCAATTCATCATTGTCTCGTTACTTAGCGCTTCAATGTGAAGCTGCAGAATTGCCAGGAAAAACACTACAAACAGCTGATGTTAAGATTTATGGTCCAACATTTAAGGTTCCATATCAAACAATGTATTCTGATATGAATTTAACATTTTTATGTACCAACGATTTTTATGAAAGAAAATTATTTGACAAATGGATGGAATCAATTATGCCATCAGATACAAATAATTTAAGATTTCCTAAAGGAGAGAAATCACGATATATGTGTAATATTAAAATTGTGCAATATGATGATTTTATTAAGAAAATATTTGCCGTTGAGTTGTTAGATGCGTTTCCAGTTGGTATCGCACCACAAACACTTAACTGGTCTGATGATAATTTTCATAGGTTAACGGTTTCGTTTGCTTATCAAAAGTATAGAGTAACCTATGATGGAAATTATGATTTAGGTCAAGCCGCCGCTTCACTATTCGGTGTAGCCGGTTCAAGACTTTTACCATTTGGAAGAGCATTTTAATTATTAAAGCGAGGATATTATGTTACCGAAGTTAGATGTACCCACCTATGAAGTGAATTTGATATCAACTGGAAAGGCTATTCGTTTTAGACCATTTCTAGTTAAAGAACAAAAGTTGTTTTTAATGGCATCTGAATCTGATGATCCAAAAGAAACAGTTGGAGTAATAAAACAAGTATTAAAAAATTGTATTATTGATGAAATTGATATTGATACTTTACCAACATTTGATTTAGAATGGTTGTTTATACAACTACGAGCTAGGTCGGTCGAAGAAGTTGTTCATTTAAATTATAAATGTAATAACAACGTCAAAGATGAAGAGGGTAAAGATGTTAAATGTAATGGAGTTGTGGAGCTTGATATTAATTTACTTGAGATTCAACCAAGTAGAAATCCAGAACACACAAACAAAATACAATTGAATGATAATTTAGGATTAGTATTAAAGTATCCCACATTTGAGATGATTCAGAAAGTTGAATCAGAAAAAAGTGATGATATGATTACTAATGTTTTGGTTGATTGTATTGATTACATTTATGATAAAGAACAAATGTATTATGCAAAAGATACAACCAAAGAAGAATTAACAGATTTTGTGGATAATCTTCAACAAAAAGATTTAGAGAAGATTAGAGTGTTTTTTGATACCGTACCACAAGTTAAAAAAGATGTGACTTTTGAATGTCCTCGTTGTAAGTATAAAGAAGACATCGCAATACAAGGAATTCAAAATTTTTTCGTCTAATTTTTCGTTATGATACCCTAGGTAATTACTATCAGACTAACTTTGCTTTAATGCAACATCACAAATATAGTCTGACAGAACTTGAACTAATGATACCTTGGGAAAGAACCATTTATGTTAATATGTTAATTAAGTTTTTAGAAGAAGAAAAAGAAAGAATTCGTTTACAACAAATGCAGAGAAAAAGTAGGTAATGGCTAATACGTTCAACAAATCTATATCTGAATATAAAGAAAGTCTTGCAAAAGATTTAGGATATAATAGCTATAAAGAATACCTTCAAGCAAATAAAAAAGACTATTCTGGAAATATGAAACAGCGCCTCGAACAAGGGGCTGGTTTTAAAGAATCTTTTTCTGGTAGTATGGGCGAATCATATCAAGGCTTAAAAAAGAAACTTAGTCCTAAAAATATTGCTAAAACATATTACATGAATTTTTTCAAAGGCGATGATATATTCTCAGCTTATATGAGAGGTCGTCTAAACAAAAAGAAATCAACAGAACCAACAAAACCAATAGAAAAAGTAAATCCATCAACTCCAAAAATGGAGTTTATGGAATCCTTTGATAAAAAGTTAGTTGGTCGAGATAAAAAAGGAAAATTTACAAAACTCACTGAAGAAGAACAGTGGGAACAACAAAGAAAATATGGTTTAACAAAACTTACAGCATTATCACCAACACCAGTGGGCGGTGGAGAAGGTGGTGATATGGGTGGTGGAGGAGACTTTGCTGGTTTGTCGGGTATTGCAAAAGATGTAATGTTAATCCGTAATGCGGTCAGCCAACTTCTTTCTTTTGAAAGAGAAGGTAAAGAGCAAGGTGGCCGTGCTGAGCAAATACGATTCCTACAAGAACAAGATGCAAGAGAAGCTGCTTTAGAAACATCGCCAACACAAGTTAATGCTGAAGTTGAAACGACAGGTGGAGGTGAAAAGAAAGGTGGTAAAGGACTTTTAGGTTCACTCATGTCTCTTGTTCCCACTCTATTTGGTTTTCTTAAAACTGGCATATTAAAAGCATTTAAAACAATATTCAAACCATCCAAACTTCTTAAACTATTAGGCAAGGCTTTTCTTATAGGAACAATTATTGTTTCTCTATTCAAAGGAATAATGGCTGGTTTTGATAGATGGAAAGAAACAGGTTCAATATCAGAAGCCATTATTGCTGGTCTTGGTGCTATTGTTGATTTTATTACATTTGGATTATTAGGTGAAGAACAGGTCAGAAAAATATGGGATACTGTTGGAGACTTTTTAAAACCAATAAAAGATTGGATTGTAGATGCGTTTTATAATGTAAAAGATTGGATTGTTAATAATATAGGAATACCACAATTCTCTATTCCTATTCCAGAATGGATAAGATGGCTTGCAGGAAAAGCTGGTTATGACCTTGGTAATCCAACAATAGGCCCATATTATCCATTTAAAGAAAATCCAAAAAGCGCTGAAGATGAGTTTTCAAAAAGACCAGTTCCTGAATCACAAGAACTAAAAGAGGTTGAAAAACTTTCAGATAGAGATAAAGCTATTTCTGGTATTGTTGTTCCAAATCAAGCAGTTGGTATAAAAGACAAATCAAAAGAAGATACCAAACCAGAATCAAAAGGAATGGCTAAAAAGGTTTCAGCTACAGCCGAAGACATGACAAGTCCAGTAAAAGCTGAAAAAAGTCGTGATATGCAAGGTATGTTAGGCAACTTCATGGGTGATAATATGGACAAATTATCACCACAAGCATTTGGTGGTGCAGCCAGTTTAGCAGAAACATTTTTTGGTGAAAAAGTTGATAGAGATGCTATGAATAAAGGTATACAATCCGACATGGGCAAGGCTGATGCTTTTATGAAAGGTGGTGGTTTAGAAGCTGCTTTTGGTCAGATGGGTGAAAGAAGTAAAGATGCAGCCGGTTCTTTAGATGCTGCTCAATCAGCAATATCAAATAAAATTAAAGCTGGTGGTGTTACACCTGAACCAGTTACACCATTTGGTGCAGCTTCATCAGGAGAAGCTGTTATGAAAAGTTCTTCTGAGGTTGAAACAGGACAAAGAGCAGAAATGTCACAAGATTCTGGCAGTATGATTAATGCTCCACAAATAAAAAATCAATCACAAAATTCAAGTAAATCTCCACCACCAGCTGAAGTATTGAACTTTGAATTTGCTAATCAATTAACTTGGACTTAAAGTAGATGGCTGAAACTTCACCTACACTTGAAAAGCAAAGAAAAGTAAGTTTAGATGTCTATTCGGTCATTAGCGAAAGTGTATCTGCTATAGCTAGAGATTTTATTGAATATGTTAAACTCAGAACAGGTTCAGACGTATCTCCTTCACTAACCACACCAAGTGAATCTTTAACACCATCACCTCAAGTAGATGTAAAAGTAACAACAAAAGAAAAAAAAGAAAAGACAAAAAGTCTATTAGGTAAAATTCTTGAAATGTTTTCTCTTGGCAACATAACAAAAGTTCTAATGGGTTTAGCCATAGTTGGTGGTATTGTTGCTGTTATGTGGGATAACTTTAAAGAATCATTTACTTCATTTTTCTCAAATCTATGGGAAAACTTAAAAGAAGGATTTGATAATCTCACCCAATGGTTTGGTGATTTGTTTGATAAAGGTGGAGAGTTATTAAGTAACCTATGGAGTGGTGTTAGTGACTTCTTTCAACCAATTATTGATTCAATATCAAACTTAGTTACCGGAATAGCAAACTGGTTTGGCGGAAAATTTACAGAATTAAAATCTTGGATTACTGGTGTAGATTTAAAAGAAGAAAAACCCGTAAAACAAAAAGCAGAAACTCCTAAAGATAAAAAAGGTGAAGAGTTAGAGAAACAAGTTAAAAAAGAAATTAAAGAAAGAAAACAAGAACAGAAAAAACAGGAAGTTCAAAAAGCAAAAGAAGAAGCTAAAGAACCAACTCCTGTTCAAAAACCAGTAACAAAACCTACACCAGCGAAAAGTAAATTACCACCTGGTGTTGTAAGAGATGCTGACGGAACATATTATTATAAAGGCAAAGGATTTGCTTTTTCAAAAGAAGTTGAAGAAAAGTATTCAGAAAAAGAAAATGTTGAACTTTATATGAAATATGTTGATTTGATGGAACAAAGAGGTCAATTAGACCAATTGCCAGGTGATGATGCAAAATATAAACAACTTATAGAAAAACAAAAATCAGAATTTAAAGAAGAAGCATCAGCAACAAAACCATCACCAGATAAACCATCAAGTAAAGTAAGTGGTATGGAAGACACCAAGGCGATGATTAAAAGGCATGAGGGTGTTAGAAACAAACCTTATAAAGATTCGTTAGGACTCTGGACGGTGGGTGTGGGACATCTAATTGGTAATGGTAAGTCATTACCGCCTGAAATGAATAGAACATTTAGTAATGAAGAAGTTGAGGCGATGTTTGAAGAAGACTTTGCTCATCATAAAAAAATTGCTGAAGGCACACCTGGTTATTCTCAAGCAAATGAAGCCGGTAAAGGTGCATTTATTGACCTTGCATTTAATATGGGCAAATGGTGGCCAAAATGGCCAAATACAAAAAAGGCACTTGAAGCTGGTAACTTCACATTAGCGGCAGAAGGATTAAAAGATAGTAAATGGTTTAAGCAAGTAGGCAATCGTGGTGTTACAATTACAAATTTAGTTGCACAAGCTGGTGACGGTCAAGGTTCTTCAATAGCTACAGCATCAAACGATGTAGCGGTAAGTAAAAGAAGTATGATGAAATCAGGAGCACCAACAGTTATCAATGCACCATCAACAACAAATATGAATATTACAAACGATGATATTGTTATACAGAAAAAAAGAGAAAATACAGGAACAATAGCATCTAGATTATCATAAAAAAATACCCGCCAAAGCGGGTATTCTCATTGAATCTAAATCTTAACTTTCAGCAAGATTTTTAAAATAGTCTAATTCCTCATCAGATTCAGCAATTGCTGAATCAACTTGATTTAATCCAGAACTAATATCATCATCAATCTCAGGCATAGAAGACCCTACAGCAACATCTTCAGCGCGAGTTTTTGCTACAACATCACCACCATCAAAACCTAATACTTTATCAAGTCTAGCTTTTAATTGTTCATATGATTTGAAATTTTTAGGTTGTAAGAATTCTTTTAAAGAATATTCTTGTTGCCATAATTTCTCAAGTC